ACGCTCTGTATCCCCGAAAGGAAGCGAACTGGCGGGAACTGGCCAAGACCTGACGGACTACTCCAGAGTGGGCAGGGTTAAGCCCCGATTGGAAACTGTGCGAAAAGGTAATTCTGTCTACGCTCAGTTGGTGGTGGACTTTGCCCACACCTATATGCAGGTTGAGTTGATGGACTGGCAAATTTATGCGCTTGAAGGTTTGTTTGAGTCTGACCCTGATACCGGTGATCTCATTAACCGCGCTGGCTTATTGACCGTGGCTAGACAACAGGGCAAGACCGTTTTGGGTCAGGCCGTTTTAGGTGCCTGGCTAACTTCTATTGCTAAGTTGCGCGGCAAGCCTCAGACCGTTGTCAATTCAGCGCATGAGCTGACGCTTGCTGTTCGCCAGTTTGAGATTGTGGCCCCTATTTTGGCTGAGTATTTTGGGGCAACATTAAAACGTGCTTATGGCCGTAACACTTGTGAGATGCCAGACGGCTCGCGCTGGCTAGTTAAGGCTGCAACGCCATCGGCTGGAATGGGCCTTTCTGCAGATTTTATTTGGGTCGACGAAATATATGCAGTGGACGATCAAGTTTTGGCCCACAGCCTCAGACCAACTATGAAGGCGCGCAATGTGCGTACCGCTGGTGGCTCGCCCATGATGATGATGACTTCCACCGCCGGCACTGAGTCCTCTATTGCCATGTTGAGATATCGAGAGCAAGGGTTGCAGCTAATAGGTGAGCAACGCCAAGGCAGTTTTTACTTTGCGGAATGGTCGCCACCGCCGGGTGTTGATGTGATGGACACACGTTGGTGGGGATGGGCTAACCCTGCTTTAGGAATTACGCTAGAACTTGAGTCATTGCTACTAGACGCTGATCATCCAGACAGGTCATCGTTCCTACGTGGGTCGCTAAACCAGTTTGTCAATGCTGACGACTCGTGGCTTTTGCCCGGGCAGTGGGATGCTTGCCTGTCAGATATTCAAGGCCCAGAAAATGGCTGGCTGGCTTGTGACTCTTCCTTAGATGGCTCACGCTATGTGGCTGTTCGTGCAGCTGTTGATGATGTTGGGGTGGTGCATGTTTCGGTTGAGTTTGTGGTGCAGTCACTAGCAGAGTGTCAGCAGGCCATGATGGATGCCTGCACTGAGCACCCAACTTTGCAGCTTGCCGTGACCCCAGCGTTAGAGCATCATGTGCCGTTGCCGTTAGTTAGGCGCACCAAGGTTGTGGGCTATGGCGAACTTTTGCGCTACACGTCACTGGTTAGGGCACAGATTAACGATGCAAAACTGGTGCACCAAGGCGAGCAAAACCTTGCTGAACACATGAACAGATCAGTGGCAATTATGCAAAGCAACCAGTTAGCCCTATCTAGCAAGCGCAGTCCCGGGCCGATTGAGTTGGCTCGCTGCACCATTTGGGCTGCCGCTTTAGCGTCACGACCCAAGCAGGCTGGTAAGCCAATGATGGTCATCGTTAATCGCTAAACTATTTCTGGTACTGCTCTGGGCGTTGTCGGGATGAGCAGGGCAGTACCACACACACCCGGCAGAAAGTGGCATACTACCGCTATGGGTATTTTCAATAAGCCAGTGACCAAGGCCGCTATTTCCACACCATCAGTGCAGGCCGCTGTCGGGTACGCGCCAGCAGGCAACAGCAAAAACCCCATTGACAACTTCTATAACTACCAAGAAGGCGCAGCTCGCCAGCGTGCCATGACCATTGCCACGGTGTCTCGATCACGCGACTTGCTGGCTTCTGTCATTGGTTGTATGCCACTAAAAATGTACGGCGAAATCTTTGATGACGCCACTGGCGAAATGGAAGAAATCCCACTAGCACCACGTTCTTGGCTACGCCAGCCCGACCCAGCAGTCACCTACAACTTTCTGATGGCATGGACTCTTGACGATTTGCTGTTCTACGGGCGTGCCTTTTGGTACATCACAGAACGCACAGTAGATGGCTACCCAACCAAGTTTCAGCGTTTGCCTGCAGGCTCTATCACAACTTTGGATGAGCAAGGCCCGGTCTTTTTCCACCCGTCTAAGTCCATAAGTTTTGCTGGCAACGAACTTGACTACCGCAACATTGTCCAGTTCCTTAGCCCTATTCAAGGCATTGTTTACAGCTCAGAGCAGACCATTACGACAGCGTTAAAGATTGAGCAAAGCCGTTACAAGAACGCCCAGTCGTCTTTGCCTAGTGGCGTATTAAAACAGACTGGCGGAGAACCGCTTAGCGCTCAGGAGTTGTCGGAGATTGGCGCAGCCTTTCAAGAGGCTCGATTGACTAGCCAGACCGCTGTGCTTAACGAGTTTCTAAGTTACGAAGCCAGCACTGCCACCCCAGACAAAATGCTGATGATTGAGTCAGCACAATATTCAGCGCTAGATCTGGCACGCCTATGTGGTGTTCCCCCTTACCTTGTGGGCGTGTCCACTGGCGCTTATGCCTACACCAGCAGTGAGCAATCACGCGCTGATCTCTACATTTTTGGTGTTAAGCCTTACGCCGATTGCATAGCCTCAACGCTCAGCATGAACAACGTGCTACCGCGTGGCACTTATGTAAAGTTTGATACAGATAGTTACCTAGAGGAAAACTATGTAGCAGACAAAATGGATAGCCCAGACCGACCAAAAGAAAACACACAGGAGTCCCTAGCATGATGCGCTTTACCAGCTCAACATTTTCCGTAGATGCAGCCCAAGATGGCAGCCCTAAGCGCACCATTACAGGCATTGCCTTGCCATACAACACCGAGGCCACAGTCTCAGGTGGCCAGACAGTTTCTTTTTTGCCGGGCTCACTGCCAACAGAAGGCAAAGCACCCAAGCTTTATATGAGCCATGACGCTTCTCAGGCTATTGGCCTTGTGACCGAGCGCGCCGACAGCCCAGAGGCTATGTACTTCACAGCGAAAGTTTCAACGACAGCCCTTGGCGATGAAGCACTAGTGCTGGCAGCTGACGGAGTTTTAGACTCTGTAAGCGTTGGCGTAAATCCGACCAAGTTCTCGTACAACGAGGATGGCGTCATGATCGTGGAAGCAGCCGACTGGATGGAGTTGTCACTTGTACCACAGCCAGCGTTTAGCGGTGCTACCATCACAGATGTTGCAGCGAGTATCCCCACATCCGAGGATGATTTGAGCAATAATACAGAAACGGCACCCGATGAGCCTGAAGTTACAGAACCACAGGAGAACCCAGTGTCAGAAACACCAGCCCCAGAAGTCATCGAAGCATCGTCTATTTTTGCCCAGCCAAAGCGCAAGTTTGCTATGCCAACACCCGGCGAATACCTTGCAGCAATGCACGCAGGTGGCGACACCTTCCAGAATGTAAACGCAGCATTTAAGGAAGCAGTACGCGATCAGCAAACAGCACTTCAAGCAGCTGCTGGCGATGTGCTTACAACTGATACACCCGGATTGCTTCCAGTCCCCGTGCTTGGCCCTCTGTTTCAAGACCTAAATTTTGTCCGTCCAGTTGTCTCAGCTTTTGGTGCTCGCTCAATGCCGAACACCCCAAGCAAAACCTTTGTGAGACCAACCATCACAACCCACACCTCAGCAGCCACACAGACCGAAGGCTCAGCAGTTTCTGCTACAACCATGGTCATTGCTTCTAACACGGTTACTAAGGCAACTGTTGCTGGTCAAGTAACGCTCACAATGCAGGACATGGACTTCACAGACCCATCATCAATGAACCTCATTCTCAATGACCTTGCTGGTGAGTACCTCATTGCAACGGACAACATTGCAGCCGATGCACTTGTTGCTGGTAAAACAGCTTCAGGTTCTACTTGGACTGTCACCGCTGCAGACCCGACAACATTGATTAGCTCTTTGTATGACGCAGCGCGCGAAATTGCTGAGGACAGCAACTACTTCCCAACTCACTTGTGCGTGTCACCAGATGTTTGGGAGTTGCTTGGCCGTCAAACAGACGCGGACAAGAGGCCGTTATTTGGTTACAACGCCAACGGCATGATGACCACAAACTCAATCGGCAATGTTTCAGGAATGCAGTACACCAGCATGAACGTGCTCGGTCTTGATGTTGTTGTTGATAACAACTTTGCATCAGGAACAATGCTTGTTGTTTACGCACCTGGTTTTGAAATCTACGAAGCACAGCAAGGCGTTCTCTCGATCGCTAACCCAAGCACGTTGAGCCGCACGTTCTCTTACTACGGTTACTTTGCAACTTTCGTTGCTAAGTCCAGCTTCATTCAAGGCATCGTAGTCGCCTAGTCAGAAAGGCGGCTACCGCCGATGGCTACATACACAGTCACTTTCAAGCAACTGCTAGACAACTATGCAGTGCTACAAACACTGACCGATACTGAAATAGAGGTGGGGCAATCCATCACTGTTAGCGCTATCGGTGCACCCTTTAACGGCACCTTTGTGGTTTATGCCATGCCCAAGTATGAGTACATCGGCATAGACAC